ATCAATATTCGTGGGGTTCTTTTGGAAAAGAACATGAACTGTTTGCTGTAGTAAAAGAGTTTGATTTAACTACTGACAGAATGGTTAATCATTACAAAAAATGTACCGGCTTATCAGAGAAAGATATTCGTAAATATCTCCTACCACCACACGATGTTTGGCTCTCTGCCAAAGAAGCAAAGAAACTAGGACTTTGTGATTCAATTAAATCAACGTATTGATATGCACCTTACTAAAGACAAAAAGATATGGGTTCCTAGTGATGATGACTGGCATAATTGGGGAGCAGATTGGGAGAAGATTGAAATCGATGAGATAATGAATCATCATATATCTAATTGGGATGTAGCACTTGATATTGGAGCTCATGTAGGTATTTGGTCTATGAGCCTGGCAGAAAAATTTAAAAGAGTGTACGCGTTTGAACCTGTTCCAAAACACATCGAATGTTGGAAACAGAATATGCAAAACTTTACTAATGAACATAGTGAATGGGAAAATGTTAGTACATTAAATACAGTAGCACTTGGTCATGAATCCGGAACAGCTACAATGATTGTACCAAATACAGAAAATTCTGGAAGAGCAACATTTGTACATGAATTATTTAACAACAAACATGATTTTCCAAAATTAGAAGTTGAAACTAGAACATTAGATAGTTATGAATTTGATCAAGTAGATTTTATAAAGATAGATGTTGAATCGTTTGAACATAAGGTTTTACAGGGTGCCGAAAATACAATAAGAAAACATAAACCCATTATGTACATAGAGGTATGTGATCCAGAAGCATATAAGTTTATAGAAAATTTGGATATCGGTTATAAAATTTTCTATTCAAATGGTATGAATCGGCTATTCAAAAGTAATACGGTACTTGAAGATTTAAAAGAAATATTGAAAAATGAAAAATGATATATAGGGTGTTAAGTGATAATTATTATCCTCCAAGTGATGACCCTTTTATTATTCCTTTTTTTAATCCTATGAAGAAAAGGAGAACCCAGTATCCCAATGAAAAATTTTGAGGTGGATTACGAAACCACCCTTCCGCCATGGCACATTGGTCATGAGAAGTATGAGGCGGAGGACTTAGATACTATGAAAAGGAAGTTTCATAGTAGACATGAAGCAGCACGATTAATGAAAGTAACTGAAGTTTTAGAAGACCAGTACAAGTCTTTATTTGTATCGAGTTGATGGTGATTTAAAGAATGAAGAAGTCATTTTAACATGGCGCTCTTGTTCATTGAAAATGGGAGCGCCTTGTATTACAAGGATAAAAACATGATAAGAACTAAAGAACAATATGAGAAGTTAGTAATAGAACCAGTAGAAAAAGAGGAAAAGAAAAAGAAAGAATACGAACAATTAGAATTTGAATTTGATGAAGATTTAGTAGCCCCAATATAACCTAAAATCGAAGAGAGTATCCCATGACCTTTCAGACGATCCATCCCCGTTATCAAGTTGAAACTTCCAAAGAACAATCAATGCTATCAAGCAAACAACAAGCCGAAGATATATACCAGAAATATGTAAATCAGAAGATTCCATGTGAGCTATTTTTGAATGGCCAATTACAAAAGGAATACAAACCTCTAATATGATTGAATTATTTATTTGGAAATATAGTCTGGAGATAATAGTAATTTATTTGCTTTATTATTAATAAACACTTGACTTTCTGGCGTGTTTACTGTATAATGGTACCTGAAGATGAGAGAAGATTTCATCTTCAAAGGATGAGAAAGTATTCGAATGATGGGACACTCGATGAAGATAAGTCGAACCCCTGCCGCCTGTTGAGTTTCTTGCAAGAGGCTCACATGGAATTCAGTCTTTCTCAGAATAAAAAAGATAGTGTGTTTAGTTTGATCACCGAACACCGTTGAGGGTTGATCGCCCGATACAATCTTAGTGGCTCAGCCTAGTGGCATGGTTGAAATTGTGGGTTCGATCCCCGACCTGAGTCTCCAAAAAAATTGAGAGAAATATTATGGAAGTGAGAATACATTCAAAACATATAGACGTAAATCTTAAAACGGCAATGCACGCCATGTGTGGTTACGCATTGTCTCGCCTGGGTATTTCTACCCGACTATCAAATAATATAAGTTTAAATATTCATATGCGCCATTCGGAACACGAAGGCGAATCATATGTTCATGATGATGCAAGTAGTAAACGCCCCCGAGATTTCATAATTGTCTTAGATCATCATCAAATGAATCTAGATGAGTATGGCCGCGAGAGAGGTGATACAGAATGGGGCCATAAAATTCTAGAAACTTTGGGTCACGAATTGGTACACGTTAAGCAATATTTAACTGGTGATTTAACAGGAACTTCTGGCGTTGCCCTTTATTGGAAAGGAACTAAATTTGAGATAGAAGATTTTAGAGATTATTTTGAAACACCTTATGAGATTGAAGCACATGGAAGAGAAAGAGGATTGTTGATTGGGTTTCTGGTACAATGGAATGATATGCAACCTGCTATTGATGAATATTTAAAAAATATTTAATAAACACTTGACTTCTTGGCGGGTTTACTGTATAATGGTAGGTAGAGAATAAGAAAAGATTCTTATTCATTAAACCCAAATGAGAGAACATTATGGAAAAAAACGAAACATACTTTGTAGCAAGATTAATTAATAAGGGAAAATTCCTTTCTTCAGAAATTTTTGAGTCACTTGAAGAAGCAAGACTCTGGGCAATGGCGGAAGCCAAACTATTAATATCAGATTTGGAAATGTTAAGAAGCACCAATGTTGGTGATATTTGTGTTGAAATTGATAAACACTTTTTTGGGTATGAGATTTCATCAGAAGAACTTTTAAAAAATAGTGAGAGGGTATAATGTGTAGATTGAGAAGTTTTTATGAGTGTTCCGATGGAACATTGCAATGCACCGAAATGGTGGTTTCCTATGAGGAAGATATCGCAGGCCTGATTAGACATTTGGGTACAGGTGGTAGAATGGTAATAACAGAATATTTTGAGGTATAATTATGAGTATTGCAAGCGAAAGAGAAGACAGAATGAGAGTAGCAAAAACAATCCTAGAACAACTAGGCGGAAATAAATTCCGTATGATGACAGGTGCAAAGAATCTCGTAGGAGAAGAAGATTCTTTGTCGATGAGGATTGGTCGAAACAGTTCTAATTCAAATTATCTGAAAATCACATTGAACTCAATGGATACTTACGATATGAAATTTTGTAAGTTGACCAGAAAGTTTGAAATGAAGTCTGTTAGTGAATACAACAATATCTACAATGATATGTTGACGGATCAGTTTACGGCCCACACAGGAATGTACACTAAACTATTTTAAAGAATATCCTAAGACGAAGTTTCTGTGAAGCTCGTAGCTTCCTGTCAAAGTCTAAAAGGAATGGCCTGACATCAAGACACCAGTTCTGTAGTCGGGCCAACAAATTGAAAATGAGAGAAATATTATGAGTATGGAAAGACATACATTGAGAGCAGTAAAGATTACTAAAAATATTTTTGAACTTAATAGATTAAATACAGAACTCCAACATCTTAAAATATGTGTTAAAGTTTTAGAGAACAGAAAAATTGAATTAGAGGATTCTTTTTAATAAACACTTGACTTCCTGACCCAGTTATGATACAATGGTAGTGAAAGATAAGAGAAGATTAACCTTTAATGAGAGAAATTATGACAATAGATTTAAGTTTAAATAGAAGTTTAGAAGAACTAGTTAGTTCTTACTTTGAGGCTCACGGAGCCGGCATCGACTTGGATGAAGATACACGTCCTGAAGAAATCGATGATTATTATGTATTAGAAAATTACCTTAGTGATATGGGAGCAATATGAGAAATGAAATTGAAAAAGTCTTAGAGGCTATGAGAGAAGATTATAAACGATGGAGCATGCAAGGCAGAACCGTCCATCAAAATACTGATGACTTTTGTAGAGAGATGACTATCAGAGAAAAAATGGAAGAAGAGTATTGTAACGGACTTGAAGTTGAAGAGAATCGTAGGTACTGGAAAATTACTTCCACGAATGGTTCTGGAACTCAACGGTCTGTTGCTGGTTTTATTGCAAAGGCGGGAGATAAGAAATTCCGTGAAGGTGATATGTTGAAAGCCGCCGGATGGGCAGCACCAGCAAGAAACTTTGCCAGAGGAAATGTTCTTGATGGAACAGGATTAGGTAATGCCCGTTGGACAGGAATAGGATAATATGATACTAAATAGTCTTAATTTAAAAATTACTATTTTATTGTTTATAGTATATTCATATATCAGTTTTTTTGATAAATGGAATTGGTATATAATGCATGTACTTCAAACAGGTAAATTATTTTCATTGCAATAGAGAAAAACATGGCACGAAAGAAAATCAAACCAATCAGAAAAAAGAAGACACTTACTGCAGCTCAAAAAGAAGCTCAAAGTCTCCGTCTTGAAAAAATGAGAGCGGCGAGGAAACCACCAGAATATAAAAATGTTCATCCTTATGTTTTGAATCTTGATGATGAAGATCCTTATTCCTTAAAAAATGTTAAGGTCTGGATCAAACATAATAAAGAATTAATTACAATGCTTAATGCTCGGTCACGGCAGAAGGAAGTGTCTCCAAAAGACAAGCAAACGGCTCTCATACAAGCAGACGACAAAAAAGCATATATTAGATACATAGAACACTATATTAAAACTGGCGACTGGATAGGGATGTTTTCAGGACAAAATGAAACAAAAAAAGTAATTCCTAAAGTAGTCGCTATGGCATATTATCCAGATGGTACACCAAAGAGGACTGTCGGATATTGGTATCCAGATATTGAATCTGTATGGACAAAGGAAATGGAAACAGTCAATCAACATCGTACAGCAACGAAACATGTATATGCTAAGACCGATAAACAATTTACCGCAAGTTTATAGAGGTTGACAAATCACAAATATATGATATAATAATATAAGTATTAAATAATACCACAGGGTTAGTAGAGGTTTCAATTTCTCCTCCTAGTTCAATCAACTAGGTACAATAGAAACCGTTCTCTCACTACGAGCTCCTGTGGTATTACTATATAATAATGAATACAATTAAATTAATGGAGAATTATGGTTAAAGCAGTGAACATGAATGACACCCCCAATACTTTAGGAACTCCCCCAAAAAAATCTAGTTCAGAATCAGTATCGATAATAAACCCTGAAGAAGAGGTAGAGTTTGATATTGATTTTAGTAATGATAATGATATATTACAGGCGGTATCTGAAAAAGCAATAGGCGGTACAGAGCTTATGAAGAAGTGGCTTTTCTCTGAAATGGAAAAACAAGAACCAGGACTTAAAGATAAATTCCAATTTATTAGTACTAGAGTTAGAGAATTAGAATCTGATAAACAACGTATTCTTTGGGTACATGATCTCGCATCCGACCCAGAAGTACAACATTTAAAAGATAAAGAAAACTGGGAAAAGTTTGAACGTATAGTATTTGTTAGTCATTGGCAACAACATCAATTTAAAACACATCTTGGATTTCCTTTTGAAAAAGGTGTCGTGATTCAGAATGCAATTTATCCTATTCCGGAACATAAAAAACCTAAAGATGGTAAGATTCAAGTTTGTTATTTTTCTACACCTCATCGAGGATTAGAATTGACTTTGAATGCTTGGGAGTTTATGACAAAAACTCTTAAGGAAGGATTGAATGCAGAGTTAAACATTTATTCTAGTTTTAAGTTATATGATCGTGGACATTTAGATGAACAATTCAGACACATATATAAACGTGCTGCAGACATGGATGGTGTTAATTATTATGGCACAGTTTCGAATGATGAAATACGAGAGATGTTAAAGACACAACATATTATGTCATACCCCAGTATCTATGAAGAAACTAGTTGTCTTACTTTGATTGAGGCGTGTAGTGCTGGATGTTTATCAGTTGTTCCTAATCTTGGAGCACTACCAGAAACAGGAGCAAACTTTCCCTGGATGTATGGATTCGAAGAAGACCCAGAAAAACACGCACAAGTACATGGACATATTTTGGGTCGAGCTATTGAACATTTTTGGGATGAAGATGTACAAAATCTATTGAAAATACAACGTAGTTATTTTGATATGTTTTATAATTGGAGTTTACGAAGTGGACAATGGCAACAATTTTTACATGCTATAGAAGATTCACCTGAAGTAAAAGCACAAAAAGCAGCTGTCCGAAAAGAGTTAGAAGATGAGGCTGAATACGAAATGATAGAAGAAGATGGCACAGCTAGTTGATTTTTCACAGATCGTTATTGGTTCATATATGTCGGCATCCAAATTTACTTCTGTAGATATGGATGTAATTAGACCTGCGGTATTGAATACATTACGCCTATATAGAACTAAGTTTTTAAACGAATTTGGTGAATTAATTATATGTTGTGATGATCGAAAGTCTTGGCGTAAAGAGCTTTTTCCAAACTATAAAGCATCTAGAAAAAAAACTAGGTCTGCTGCACCCATCGATTGGGAAAATCTTTATGAATGTTTGAATCAATTGAAAGAGGAATTGACTGAATGGTTTCCATATAAAGTAGTCCAATCAGATAAAGCGGAAGCCGATGATGTTATTGCTATCTTAGTAGGACTAGCAAATGAACGAACATTGATATTGTCAAGTGATAAAGATTTTGTCCAACTCCATCAGTTTAATGTTAGACAATATTCTCCTATCCAAAAGAAATTTGTTGAAGGAGATGCTAAGTGGTCTCTCCATGAAAAACTTGTAAAGGGAGATGTTGGCGATGGTGTTCCTAATATTATGTCCGATGATAACGTATTTATTGATGAAGGTAGACGCCAAAAACCGATTACTAAGAAAAAAGTGGATGCTTGGTATGATTTAGATCCAGATATGTATTGTGATGCTGAAATGTTAAGAAACTATAATAGAAACAAACAGTTGATTGATTTGGGTGAAGTACCTGAGTCAATTCGTATAAATATAACTAAACAATTTGAAAAAGCTGTAGTTGGTGACCGAAAGAGACTACTTACATATTTTATAAATCATAGATTAAAAAATCTAACAGAAAATTTATCGGAGTTTTAATTTATGAGTGTACGAAGTATTCCATTAATATTTGAGGATGTAGCCGCTGCAAATTCCTTTGGAGCTAGACAAAAAGTTCTATTGGAAAACGAATCAATTCCGTTAAAGGACTTATTAAAATATGCCTTTCATCCAGATATAAAATTTGCACTCCCTACAGGAGAACCACCATATAAAACTATAGGTTCTCCAGATGAGTACAATCCTACGTATCTATATCCCAATATTAAAAAATTTTACTTATACATTGAAGGTGGTCATGATGGACTTACTCAATTGCGTAGAGAGCAACTTTTTGTTTTGATGTTAGAAAGTTTACATCCTAAAGAGGCTGCAGTTGTTATTCAAGTTAAAGATAAGAAGTTGAACTATAGAGGTTTGACATATAAATTAGTTAAAACAACTTTTCCAGAAATATTACCATAAATGATAGATGTAAATCGATTTGAAAATAGAATAGTTAATTTCAAGCGTATATCCGCAGGAGTGGAAACGATTAGAGAAGCCGAAGTTCGGCAAATAGATTATGATCAGCTGGCAGATATACCCCGTTCGGTAACAGCAAGGTTTGTTAAACCATTAAATGCTGTTATGATTTTAGATTATGATAAAACTCTTGAAAAATTTCGAGGGCCTTTAGGGCCTGATATGTTAGAGTCAGATTTTGATATTAAGGAATTTATTAGTAGTTCGAAAATGGGAGTAACAGATAGAACTATAAGAAGTCCTAAAAGAAATCGACCGAAATTTTAAAGAACGGTAACCCAATCAAAAGAGGAACATGAAGAAATATCTTTTATTTCTAATTGTATTCATTGCTTCCGGGTTTTTCATAGGAAGCACTGGTGGAAAGTCATCACATATAACGGGTGACTTTTATTACATACATCCACAAAACACAACAGCTAGTGGATTAATTGAAATAGCAGAGAGTGTTATTATTAAAAATTTAGCAGTAAATGATAAAGAAGTTTTGTGTATGGCAAAGAATATATTTTACGAAGCTGCAATAGAGAGTACCGCAGGAAAATTAGCCGTTGCACATGTAACATTGAATAGAGTTGATTCACATAGATATCCAAATACTGTTTGTGAAGTAGTTTATGAGGGTCCACATTATATAGCGAGTGATGGTCAAGTATTACCAAAAAGAGATCGTTGTCAATTTTCATGGTATTGTGATGGTAAGGGTGATGTACCAAGAGAAGGATCAAGATTGTGGGAAGATTCTCAAGAGTTAGCAAAATATGTTCTCTTGAGACAAAAAGAATTGCCAGACATTACAGATGGCGCGCTTCACTATCATGCTAGTTATATTGCGGCACCAAGATGGGCTAAGAGAAAAACAATAACAACTAAAATAGATACACATATTTTTTATAAGTCAAAGAGAATATAAAATTATAGTATGATACATATATTATTTTTAGACATTGATCCAAAAATGTGTGCTTATGCACATTCTGATAAAGATGTGAAACAGAAAATTTTAACATATACTAAACTGTTGGCGAATGCACATCATACTTTAGATCCGGAGGGTGAGATACTTAAATTATTAGACCCTCCGGTTGTGGTGTTTCCGGCAACTCAATGGTGGGTTGAATTAAATAATTCAAACTATCAATGGTTACATGATCTGTGGTTCTGGCTCCATAAAGAATACTGGTATCGGTATGATGCCATGCATGATGATTGGACAAAGTTTTATAATAAATTAAGTCGTCTACCAAAAAATATTACAGAAGGTGAATTTACCGCGCCTCCTGGTCCCACCGAAATTGCTGAAGTACTTGAAGATAAGATCCAAAATTCTATAGAAGCATCTAGGAAAATATATATAAAACAATGTAAAGAGACTGATGCAAAATGGGGCGGATTAGTTGAAAACATGAGAACACCTCCAAGCTGGATTTTAGAAGATGCCAACGTATGATTATAAGTGTGAAAAATGTGAACACACTTTCGAAGAAGATTTAAAGATAGCCGATAGAAAGATTCCAACAGAATCACCATGTGCACAAGAGATAGATGTTCAAGAAACAAAACATATGACTTTAGCACAAGTTTGTGGTGGTGAAGTGTCACAAGTAGTGGCGGCACCATATTTTGGTTATGATAATATACATACTCGACATAGTACCAACAATAAAGAACCTGGATGGTTCAAAGATAAAATAACAGATTTGAAAAGACAAAATCCTGGTCATTCAATGTAATTTAGTATGAAAAAGTTTACTCATTTGAGACGGTCTCCAAAACTGTCGTTTAATATACAACATGAATCTAGAAATGGTAAGAGGTTCTATGCAACTCCAGCCGGTGAATTATATCCATCTATCACATCTATACTTGGCGAGTTCTCCAAAGCTTCAATACAGGCTTGGCGAAAACGTGTTGGAGAAACCGAAGCAAACAAAATCTCTGGTAAAGCCTCACGTAGAGGCACTCGCTTACATTCTGTCTGTGAGTCCTATATCCAAAACAAAGATGAATTTCTCACGGGAGAGTTACCCCACATTACAGAACTATTCAAGACCATTGAACCGTTCCTTGAAAGAATAGATAACATTCATGGAGTA